CATTGTGGCTGTCATCAACGCTTGCTTGATTAAAATTAACCCACGCCTTCGCACTACCACTCGCCACAAAGCTAGTAGCCACGCTGTTATTACCGCTGGCATCCTTCAGGGTGTTAACTCTAAGTTCTGATGCCATTATGCGAGGTCTCCTGCGGCTAATGTTCCCATAGCCATGTCACTGTATGAACTGCCATTAAAGCTATAGACAATCCAGTTACTAGCGTAGGTTGCTGAAAACGTATTGTTTGAACTCACGGTGTTGCCTGTTGTTACACAAACGTAACTACCTGACGCAAAGTCGTTGGTGTAGTTACAAGTTTGCCGACCTGTATCCGTGTCTACAAGTGATGCAATATTGAAACTGTCATTTATTGCGGTTCCTGCGCTGTTTGTTTCAGCCCACGCTTTAGCTAATCCCTGCTGAAGATTAGTCGTGGTTGAGTTGCCCTCGCCAGTAACGCTAATAGAGCCAGCGGTGGTTACACCTGTCAGGGTATCTACTTTTAAAATACTAGCCATTATGCGAGGTCTCCGTGTGCTATAGCCGATAATCTATCAACATCATTCTGACCGCCACCAGAGCCACAAGTCATAACTTCATAGCTAGATGTTGTCGGCGCATTTGCGTTGCTAAGAGTTACGAAGAAAAAATCCGTGCCACTCAACAGGTCTCCTATCCCACCCACAGCATAATTAGCATTTGAAAGTGCGTTTGTAATTGCAGGTGTATACCTTGCTGTAGCAGTGTCAGCCACAGAACTCGTATTAAAACTGTCGAGAGCCGTTACTGTTCCTGTTCCATCAATCGTCACCCAATGCTTCGCCGCATGTTGCTTCGTCAGCGCAACCGGACCACTCCCCGCCTTGTCAGCAATCGTGTCTACATTCAATACGCTGGTCATACGATGCTCCAGTATCCGTTAACAGTGACGGTGGCAGACTGTGTAATCGGACCAGCCGATACGCCATTCTCATCGCTGTCAATCGTAATGTCTGCGCTGATGGTCTGACCGTTCAAACGGATGATGCTGTTGTTGCCTTTGAAGGGGTAGCGTGTGTCCGACTCAGACTTAGTGTAGCTGTTGGCTATAGAGAATGTATCATAGATAATCATCTCAACTACGTCATTGAGACTTGCCCCTGTAACCAATACAACTGTTGTACCTGTCGTAGCTGTATAGTCTGTACCGGGTTTAAGTAGGACACCGTTCTGATATACGTCCATATACAGGCTATCCGTATAGACAAGTGTTTTCGCATCACCATCGCTACCACTAAAGCTGGTTTGACCAGCCGTGGCTTGATACACGAAGCGGTTACGAACACCGAACTCTGGGGATTTACCTATGTATGGCATTATGCTAAGTCTCCTGACGAACTAACATTGTGATACATACTGCCCTCATAGCCACCTGCATACTGGTCATTAACTATGTAATCGCTACGAAAATTCATTTTAGTTGTCGTTTTGCTATAAAAACCCACTATACGAACATTACCAGCAGTGTTTTGAAATTGTGTGGTTTGAACAGTACCTTGTCCGACATAATTTACTGATGACATGGCGTTTGACAGGTTCATTCCACTGTCACCTGTTCCCTCATCTGCAACAGAACTAATGTTAAAACTATCTGCAACGCTACCCATTGTAGCAATGAAATACGCCCATGATTTAAGTAGCCCTTGTTGTACAGAAGTTGTTACAGCACCCCCCTCAGACTTAATTACAGCTTGTTCAGAACTGTCTACTGTGAGAAAGGTGGCATCACTAGAGTCAGAAATGCCTGTGTTTAATCCACCCCTGTTTACTTTAGTTAACGCCACCGTCTATCTCCTTATGCGTAAGGACTGTCACCCAACACAGATGTATCCCAAGCTGCCTTTAGCTTTGCTATTGTATCTGCATCGCTAATCGCTGAAGCGGCTGGCGCATCACGCAGTGCTTTCTTCTTGTTTACAGAAGCAGTCTTTGCATCAGCATCGTCAGCTTCAAGAGCCTTCATGTACACTACATCCTCTGCGTCAAGCAGCGGTGCGCGAACTTCACGGATTTTATCTTGAAAGATCTTTTTTGCTTCCGTCATGTCCTCAGAGATGACTTTACCACTCAAAGTCCATGCTCCACGAAAATGACGGTCAGATGGAACGGTAGCTGTTGAAGCATCAATCTGATTACCGTCCTTGTCTACGATATATGTTGTTGCCATGAGGTTTCTCCTATGCGGCTACGGTTTCATCAGTGGCTAACTCTTCACTAATCTTCCAAGCATTGCGCCACTCTCTTGTCGCTGGAAGCTGTTCCTTGCGGCATATTACCATCTTTGGCTTGTTACCGCTATCATAGTCTCGCCACACATGCTGTGGGCAATCCTTCATAATTAAATACTCGATTGCTTGCTCTTCTGTCATTGCCTCAACAGGCTCAGTATTATGGAGCAAATAACCCCTTGTATGTTTCTTAAAGTCGGGCTGTGCCTCATCTTTAGCTAATTCCCAATACACCTGTACTGGTGGTAGGATGCCACCCTGCAAAGCACAAGCCATCCAATTTGGATCAGGTACAAGGATTTTAGCACACTCATCTATCTTGTCTTCATACACAACACGGTAGTCAGACTGATGAGGCTCAAGGTTTTCCTTTGCCCAGCATAGTCTGTCAAATAGGTGTGTGCCTTGAAACTGTGGTGTTTCCATTATGCTAGGTCTCCAAAACAAATTAAGTCTACAAACGCAAAGTCATAGTCAGTTCTGTTTTGACTAGACAAAATATAAGCACTGGTAACTTTTATGCTTCCTGTCGCTGTATCCCCAGCCGAACCATCTTCTCGCATATATGTCCAAAGGGCAGAAGAAGAACCCTGATTGTATGTCGCTGAACCCACATGACTGTAAAGTATATTTGCAAAGCTGTTTGTAAAATTATGCGAAAATGACCCAGTGGCATGGTCAGTTATAGAACTGTGATTGAGTGAACCTGACTGAAGTGTTCCAGCGGCATGCTGCCCTCTTGCTTTAGCACTACCATCAACAACAAACTGCGTATCAACCGTGCCAGCGGTGCTGTGTTCTAGGGTATCTGCTTTTATCTTTCCTAGTGCCATTATGCTAGGTCTCCTTGTGCAACAGAATGAACTCTTGCAGAATCTGTTAAAGAAGTTGCACTGTTATATGTTCCGACCCGTAAGTTATCAGCGGCATTAGGGTTGCCGTTTAACGCATGAGCGTTATTAGAATTAGAGGTGTTTGCATAGTTAATATTACCCATGTTGTTAGTAAAATTAACTTGATAATCTCCAGTTCCCACGTCTGTTAAACTCGCTACATTAAGAGAATCATCTACCGCTATAGTGCCTGACCCGTTAAAACGAACCCATACCTTCGTCAACCCCTGCTGCAAGTTAGTGGTCGTGCTATTACCTTCACCTGTGACTACAATAGACCCAGCAGTGCCTACGCCAGTGAGTTTGTTTACTAGTATCTCACTCATGCTAGGTCTCCGTGAGTTAAAGCAGAACTAAAGCTGTCGTCTAAAGCAGAACTGCCAACGTCATATAAATTAAACTGTTGTGCGCTTGTAGTTGAACCAGTTGAACCATGTGAAAGAACCTTGTCAGTGGTAAAGCCGCTTCCACTCATAGCCCTGCCATCATATGAGGCATCAAAAGCATTAGTGTAATTTTGTAAAAAGTTTCCCGTTGCTGTATCTGTAGCACTACTTGTGTTAAAGCTGTCTGTAATAGTGGGTGTATTTTGTTTGTAATATATCCAAGCCTTTGCTGCGTTCTGTTTAGTCAGCGTAGCCGCACCACCGCCTGTGCTTTGTATGGTATCTGCTTTTAATGTACTCATAGCGTCACCAATGTCCCACCGCTTTCAACGGTTAATGTAACACCAGAAGCCACAGTAAACGGACCAGTTACGTTGGCGTTCTCTGTGGCTAAGATGGTTGTATCCGTTGTCAGGCTTTGATTGTTTGTGCGGAAGATACCGCCAGACTTAAAGTTACCTCGATTTTCTACAGCAGGAGAAATAGAGCCACTGGTTACACCCATGAAAATCACAAAGATGTTATTACCTGAATTGCTAGATGGCGCAGCAGTAAAGGTAAGGGTGGTTCCGTTGGGTACAGTATATGCCCCAGTAGGTTCCTGAACCACACCGTCTACAGAAACCACAATATCCTCTGC